CCCCCCTCTACACAGGAAACCCCCCACCCCAAAAATAAAAGTCCCCCCGAAAAAATTTTTTGTGTATATTTCGCCAAACGGCTATAAGCCAGCGAAAAATATGACTCTAGTTATTACCCCTGAGATAGGTGTGCCATTTTCTGATGAATCTTCCTATGAAGATCTTAGGAACAGAGCCGAAGCTGCGTGTAACACGGCGTTGGAGTTATCTGAGTACGGTTTGGACGTTGAACCTAACAAAGAAGACAAAGATACCGCTGCAAAACTTGCTGCGGCTTATGCTGAAGATCCTGAAAAAACTTCTAAGAAGGCTACAGCGAAGAAGATTTCGACCCTTACACCTGCCTCCCTCATACTCACTAACAGCATCCTGCAAGAGTTTGGACACTCAGTAGCTGAAAGTGCAGTACAGATAAGACATCTGGTCACAAATAAGCTGTTACTGGAGTCAGAAAACGCCGACCCACGCATACGTATGCGTGCACTAGAGCTACTGGGTAAGATCTCAGACGTAGGCTTGTTTGCAGAGAAGTCAGAGGTGACGGTTACACACCAGTCAACTGAAGACCTACGTAACAAGTTACGTGGTAAGTTAGAAAAGCTGGTTCAGCCCGTGGATGATATAGAGGACGGCCTAATATTAGATGAAGAACCTATAGATTTAGACGAGATGTTAGGCCCAGAAGTCTACGATGACTGAATCTATAGCTAATTTTAGCGAAGACGAAGTGGAGCAGATGCTCAATAACCTTGATTCGTTTACGGATGAAGAGATTGTTGAGATAAATCGCATCGTTGATGAGCTAGAAGTACGCAGAAACAACAAAGCGGCGTACGACGACCTCATAGAATTCTGTAAACGTATGCAGCCGGACTACATTGTGGGCAAACACCACCGCATGTTGGCGGATATGCTCATGGACATTGAGAAAGGTAGGAAGGATCGCATCTGCGTAAACATCCCACCACGCCATGGTAAGTCCCAACTTGTCTCTATTTTCTTTCCAGCGTGGTTTTTAGGGCGAAATCCGAACAAAAAAGTGATGATGGTGTCGCATACCACTGATTTGGCGGTGGATTTTGGTCGAAAAGTGCGAAATCTCATCTCTACAGAGGCGTATCAGGCCATTTTTCCTACAGTTCAGCTCGCAAGTGACTCAAAATCAGCCGGTAGATGGAATACAAACGTCGGTGGTGAGTACTATGCGTGTGGTATTGGCTCTGCTCTTGCTGGTCGTGGCGCTGATTTACTCTTAGTGGACGATCCGCACTCGGAACAGGACGTAATCAACGGCAATTTTTCTGTTTTTGAGAAAGCGTACGAGTGGTTTACGTTTGGAGCGCGTACTCGTCTGATGCCGGGGGGTCGTGTAGCCATAATTCAGACCCGATGGCACATGGATGACCTGACTGGACGTGTAACACGCGACATGGTGCAGAATGACAGGGCAGATGAGTACGAGATAGTTGAGTTTCCCGCCATATTAGAGATAGAGGACGAGGAAACAGAGGAGATCGTAGAGAAACCCCTGTGGCCTGAGTTCTTTGACCTAGAGGCGTTGATGCGAACCAAGGCATCTATGCCGACATTCCAGTGGAACGCACAGTACCAGCAGACACCCACCGCAGAAGAGGCTGCACTTGTTAAACGCGAGTGGTGGCAGGTGTGGGAGCAGGAAAATCCGCCTAGTTGTGAGTACATTATTATGTCGCTGGACGCAGCGGCAGAGAAACACAATCGCGCTGACTACACGGCGCTCACCACATGGGGCGTGTTTCTGTATGAAGAGACTAATAACTACAACATTGTTTTACTGAACAGCATAAAGAAGCGCATGGAGTTTCCAGAGCTAAAAGACATGGCGATGGAAGAATACAGCGAGTGGCAACCTGATGCGTTTATCGTGGAGAAGAAGTCCTCGGGCACGGCGCTGTACCAAGAGATGAGGCGCATGGGGCTACCCGTTTCAGAGTATACACCGCACAGGGGATCAGGCGATAAACTCGCACGCTTAAACTCAGTATCTGATATTGTCGCGTCTGGTTTAGTATGGGTTCCTCCTACACGGTGGGCAGAAGAGGTAGTTGAGGAGATTGCTGGGTTTCCGTTTATGAGCCATGATGACTTAGTTGACTCGACGGTCATGGCACTCATGCGTTTCAGGCAGGGTGGGTTTATACGACTGCCGACAGATGAGCCGGAAGAACCAGTGTATTTTAAGTCGCGGCGAAGCGGCTTCTACTAGAGACAGATTATGGCTATAGAAAAAAGTTTGTACGCAGCGCCTCAAGGTATCGCAGCCGACATAGACGAAGATGCACCTGATCTTGCGATAGAGATTGTCGATCCAGAGATGGTGACGATGAGCGACGGCAGCATGGAGATTACTATAATCCCTGACGCAGATATGGGAGATATGGTTCCCTTTGATGCAAACCTAGCCGAAACACTGGATGAGGACGTTCTTACAGGTCTTGCTAATGACCTCGTTGATTCTATAGACGCAGACATAAACAGTCGCAAAGACTGGGCAGATTCGTTTGTTAAAGGTTTGGATGTGCTGGGCTTCAAGTATGAGGAACGCACTGAACCGTGGGAAGGCGCGTGTGGCGTATATTCTACAGTGCTTGCTGAAGCAGCCATACGCTTCCAAGCAGAAACCATGTCAGAAACATTCCCCGCCGCTGGGCCTGTAAAGGTCAAAATCATAGGTGTAGAAGACAAAGATAAGTCAGAGGCAGCAAACCGCGTAAAAGCGGATATGAACTACGAACTGACTGAGCGCATGGTGGAGTACAGACCCGAGCATGAACGGCTGTTATACAGCCTTGGCTTGGCTGGTAGTGCGTTTAAGAAGGTATATTTTGATCCAAATATAGGCCGACAGACTGCTGTATACATACCGGCAGAAGATGTGGTGGTGCCGTACGGCGCTTCACATATAGAAACCGCAGAACGTGTTACGCACATCATGCGTAAAACAAAGAACGAACTGAGAAAGCTACAGGCAGGTGGGTTTTATCGGGACGTAGATTTAGGTGAGCCACAAACATACCACACAGATATTGAAGAACGTAAAGCAGAAGAGGGTGGGTACTCACTAACAGACGATGACCGCTACTCGCTATATGAAGTCCACGCAGATCTAGTTATAGAAGGTATTGATGACGACGAGGACGACATAGCGAAACCGTACGTCGTAACGCTAGAACGTGGGTCGAACGAGGTGTTAGCGGTACGTAGGAACTGGAACCCCGACGATCCGTTGATGCTGAAACGTCAACACTTCGTACATTATGTGTATGTGCCCGGATTTGGCTTTTACGGGCTAGGTCTCATACATATAATAGGGGGGTACGCTAAAGCTGGAACGTCGCTTATACGGCAACTGGTGGACGCTGGTACGCTTGCTAATCTTCCGGGCGGTTTGAAATCTCGTGGTTTACGTATCAAAGGTGACGATACACCTATAGAGCCGGGGGAGTTTAAAGATGTAGATGTGCCATCTGGTAGCATCAAAGACAACATAATGACGCTTCCTTATAAGGAACCCAGTCAAACACTTCTAGCTTTACTCAACCAGATAACAACAGAGGGCCGTAGACTGGGCGCAATCAGTGACATGAATGTGTCCGATATGTCTGCGAATGCTCCGGTGGGCACTACACTGGCCTTGTTAGAGAGAACTCTCAAGCCAATGGCAGCAGTGCAGGCCCGTGTGCATTATGCCATGAAACAGGAGTTCAAACTCCTAAAAGTTATCATGGCGGAAAACGCTCCTGAAGAGTATGCGTACGAACCGATACGAGGTGAAGTAAGCGCCCGTGTCGCAGACTATATGGCAGTTGATGTCATACCAGTTAGTGATCCGAACAGTTCTACGATGGCCCAGCGAGTTGTGCAGTATCAAGCGGTATTGCAGATGGCGCAGGCTGCACCACAAATATACAATCTGCCGGAACTACATAGGCAGATGATAGAAGTGTTGGGTGTTAAAAACGCTGATCGGTTGGTGCCCAACCCAGATGATGCAAAGCCTGTAGATCCAGTGAGCGAAAATATGAATGCGTTGGTAGGAACACCACTAAAAGCATTTATATACCAAGATCACGAGGCGCATATGGCTACACACCAAGCCTTTATACAAGATCCTTCTATAGCGCAAACCATAGGACAGAACCCGCAGGCGCAACGTATAGGGGCTGCGATGCAAGCGCACATCGCAGAACACCTTGGGTTCATGTATCGCAAACAAATAGAAGAAAAGCTGGGTGCCCCACTACCAAACCCAAATGCCGAGCTACCAGAAAACATGGAGGTAGAATTAGCACGCCTCATGGCACAAGCAGGGCAGCAGGTTACACAACAAAATCAACAGCAAGTTGCACAACAGCAGGCACAGCAGAAGGCACAAGACCCTGTGTTGCAGATGCAGCAGGCAGAACTACAGATCAAGCAGCAAGAAGTGCAGCGTAAAGCAGCTAAAGATCAGGCAGATGCACAGATCGAACAGGCTAAATTACAGCTACAAGCACAAGAAAACATGCAAGATGCCCAAATGGATCAGGCAGAATTAGCTCTAAAACAGCAAGAGCTACAGATCGACGCTCAGAAAGCAGGTGCTAAACTTGCCGCAGAGCGAAGAAAAGATAATACGAAACTGGATCTTGACTTACTAAAGACAATGAAAGATCCAAGCAATAGAGGCCAATAATGGCTAAAACCGTCTTTGACGTGCTGAAAGAACGAATCGAGGCTGACAAAGCCTCTGCACTACAATTTCTTGGTAACGGGGGAGCTAAAGACTTCTCTATGTACAAGGAAACCACAGGTTTGATTCGGGGTCTCGAAACCTGTCTGGGTCATGTAGAAGACCTCTCGCGCAAAATGGAGTACGACGATGAGTGAAGCTGTTGACACAGTTGAAGAGCTAGAAGCACAACTACCTGTACCTGTCGGGTATAAGGTGTTAGTTGCACTGCCACAAATTGAAGAAACCTTTGATGGTACGGACTTGTTGAAGACCGACACCACAAAAAATCAAGAATACGTCATGTCTATAATCGGCCTTGTGGTCGATATGGGCGATCAAGCCTATGCAGACGAGGAGCGGTTTCCTACCGGCCCTTGGTGTAAACAAGGTGATTATGTGATGTTTCGTGCCAATTCAGGCACTAGATTTAAGGTCGGTGACGTGGAGTATCGTTTGATGAACGATGATTCTATTGAAGCTGTTGTAGCAGATCCCCGTGGTGTATCACGAGCGTAAGGAAGAGAAATGCCTTTTCAAAAAGTCGAGTACAGTTTCCCCGATGAGCAGGAAGAAACTTTGATAGATATAGAAGATTCTGGTGAAGTTGAAATTGATTTGTCTGGTAAGAAGACTGCCGAAGACTATGCAGAAACGCCTGTAGAGCCTGAAGTAGAAGCTGAAGAGCCAAAAGCAGAGTTAGAAATTGATGTCATTGATGACACGCCAGAGGCTGATCGTAACCGTAAGCCCTCTGAACCACCACCTGATGTTACTGATGAGGAGTTAGAGGGATACTCTGAAAAGGTACGGAAGCGAATACAGCACTTTAGCAAGGGGTATCACGACGAACGTCGCGCTAAAGAAACTGCACTTCGTGAAAGAGAAGAACTAGAAGCCCTTACGCAACGTCTTATGCAAGAAAATAAGACGTTAAAGGGTGATATGGGCACCACACGAGAGGCGCTACTAGATCAAGCAAAGCGTGTAGTGGACTCCGAACTCAATGGTGCAAAGATAGCTTATAAGGATGCGTACGAAAGTGGTGACGCAGATAGGCTTATTGAAGCGCAAGAACATCTAACTGCTGCTAAATTAAAAGCAGACAGACTAGATAATTTCAAACTACCTTCTTTACAAGAAGAAGAGACTGAGGTACAAGAGCCTCAACCCGCCCCACAAAGGACGCGAGATCCAAAATTTGACGAGTGGAGATCAAGAAACTCTTGGTTCCACACTGATGATGAGATGACAGCGTATGCAATGGGGCTGCATCAAAAATTAGTTAAGAGTGGGGTTGACCCACGCTCTGATGAATACTACGAGCGAATTGACGCCCGTATGCGAAAAGTATTCCCAGAAGAGTTCGATGATGTTGTAGAGCAGCAAGAACCGCAGGAAACTCGTAAGCAATCCGCTAACGTAGTAGCTCCAGCAACGCGAAGCACAGCACCGAACAAAGTGACGCTAACTAAAACACAGGTAGCACTCGCTAACAGACTAGGAGTACCGTTAGAAGAATACGCCAGACAGGCTGCACTTGAGATGAGGAACAACAATGGCTGAGAACAGAATCAAGCGTGACCACGAGACCCGTGAAAGGGAAACTCGTAAGCGATCTTGGCAGCGACCAGAGGTATTACCTACCCCTGAACCAGAGGACGGATACGCCTTTCGCTGGGTTCGTGTATCTATGCTAGGTCAGGTAGACGCCAATAATGTTTCCTCTAAATTACGCGAAGGTTGGGAACCCGTAAGGGCCGCAGATTACCCACAGTTCACAGTGTTGGACGTGGAGCAGGAAAAGTTTGCCGATAATATTGTCCAAGGCGGACTCATGTTATGCAAAGTACCTCAAGAAATAGCTGATGAGAGAAATGCGTACTACGAACAGCAAGCTAAAAACCAAATACAATCTGTAGATAACAACCTAATGCGTGAGAACGACGCACGAATGCCTTTGTTTAATGACAGAAAAACAAAGGTGACTTTTGGCAATGGAACTTAATAGGAGCTAAAAATGGCTTATCCTACTGTAGATGGCCCTTATGGGCTGGTTCCGGTCAAACTGTTAAGTGGTGTTCCTTACGTTGGAACCGTACGTCACTACAGCATTGCTAGTGGCTATGGAACCGCAATCTTCTACGGGGACGCTGTAAAGCTAGTGACCGGCGGCACTGTTGAACGTGATACGTTTGATGCTGCTATGACTCCAATCGGAGTCTTCATGGGTGTTTCATACACCGATCCCAACACTAATCAAAAGACCTTTAGGCAAAACTACATTGCTAGCACGGCAGCTTCTGATCTTGAAGCCTACGTATGCGATGCAACTGATGTTCTGTTTAAGGCCGCCGTTTTGTCTTCTGGCACAACGATTGGTGACTTGGCGATAACTGACATTGGCGCAAATGTAGCTGGTGTAGACAACACTGGGGATAGCATTTCGGGTAATTCCCGTTCTGGTATTTCTGATTCGTCTGCCACTACAGCAACGCTTCCATTCCGTATTGTTGACTTGGTTCAAGAAACCAAGAACAGCTCTGGCGGGTTTACCGAAGCCTATGTGAAGTGGAACGCAGGTCATGCGTTCGACAACACCACTGGCGTATAAGGAGTAAGGTAAAATGGCTATTTCAAGAGCGCAATTACTTAAAGAACTCCTGCCCGGACTGAACGCTTTGTTTGGAATGGAGTACGCTAAGTACGGTGAAGAGCATAAAGAAATCTTTGAATCAGAGACTTCTGACCGCTCATTTGAAGAAGAAACCAAGTTGTCAGGTTTCTCCGCAGCACCCGTCAAGGACGAAGGTTCTGCTATTGAGTATGACAACGCACAGGAAGCATTTACTGCTCGCTATACGCACGAGACGATAGCTATGGGCTTTAGTGTTACCGAGGAGGCCATCGAAGATAATCTCTACGATTCGCTCTCAGCGCGGTACACAAAAGCTCTGGCACGCGCTATGGCGTACACCAAGCAGGTTAAAGGTGCTGCAATCCTGAACAATGCGTTTGCATCTGGCACCACATATGGTGACGGACAGACTCTATGTTCTACTGCACACCCGCTTGTTTCTGGTGGCACTAACTCAAACCGTCCCGCTGTAGCGGCTGATCTTAACGAGACTTCTCTGGAAGCCGCTGTTATTCAGATCGCTGGCTGGACTGATGAGCGTGGTCTATTAATCGCGGCACGTCCTCGTAAGCTGGTTATCCCGCCCAATCTGATGTTTGTAGCAACTCGTTTGTTGGAAACTGAAGGTCGAGTCGGAACTGCTGACAACGATCTGAACGCAATCCGTAACAATGGGTCAATCCCAGAAGGTTACACGGTGAATCACTATCTAACAGATACTGATGCGTTCTTCTTGACGACGGACATACCGAACGGTCTGAAGCACTTTGTTCGTACTCCGATGGCTACATCTATGGATGCAGACTTCGATACGGGCAACTCGCGCTATAAAGCCCGTGAGCGATATAGTTTTGGCGTATCCGACCCACTTGGGATTTTCGGATCACCCGGAGCTTAAAACGCTGCATGAGAAGGGGCACATTGTTGCCCCTTTTCTTTTTCTACTGTATAAGTATTTTGTCCCTGACAGCCGCATAGTGTGGCTGACATAACCCACGACAGGAGATACACATGGGTACTACTACTTTTAGCGGCCCGATTCGCTCAGAAAGTACGCTCAAGACTATTAGCAAGAATGCTACGTCGGGCACAATCACAGAAATAGTAACGCTTGGTGACGGGCCTGTTAGCCTATCTGATGGAAATGTTACGCTCACTAATGCAACTCATAGCGGAAGGATTCTTCTTGTCCCTGATGGCGGTCAAGATAATACTTACACGCTTCCAGCTCCTATTGCTGGATCTGTTTTTAGGTTTATTTACGCTGGTGGCGCTGCTGATGCGACGGATGCGCTCATTATTACTCCCGGCAACACTAATTTTTATATTGGTGGTGTTACTTTCCTAGATACAGACGGCAATGAGGTTAGCTCAGTGTTTTCTGATGGCGACTCTAACAGCAGCATTCAACTTAACGTGCCTGCTGGTTTTGATGTGACAATCATTGGCCTGAACACTACCAACTACCAAATCTTTGGGAATGTAACTAGCACAACTGCCCCCGCATTTGCTGACCAATAGTAGGAGGCAATCATGGCTGATGCAGTAGCTTCTCAAATAATAGTTGATGGGCCTTCTTTTGTAGCTATCAAACTAACAAACATCTCTGATGGCACTGGTGAAACTGCCGTGACTAAAGTAGATGTGAGTGCACTGGAAGCAGATTCACGCACAGGACTGTCCTGCACCGACGTTAACATAGAGCGTATATGGTGGCAGTGTATTGGCATGAAAGTGCGTATTCTGTTCGATGCAGATACAGATGTTATGGCAATAGAGTTAGGTGAGAACCAAAGTGGTAATCACGACTACTCTGTATTTGGTGGACTGACCAACAACGCAGGGACTGGCAAGACGGGGGACGTAAAGTTCACCACTGTCGGGGCTAGCAGTGGCGACACCTATACCGTCATATTGTATCTGCGTAAGAAGTTTGGCTAATAGCTTTGCGTAGCTACTACAAGAAGAAGTCACCTTGCCCCTCTTTTAGTAAGGGGGGTATGCCTAAGCGCAATAAAAAGAACTTTCGTCCTACGGAGTCTGGCGCAGGTATGACTGAAGCGGGAGTAAAGGCGTATAGACGCAAGAACCCCGGTAGTAAGCTACAAACCGCAGTAACTGAAAAGAAACCAACAGGAAAGCGTGCAGCACGTAGAAGATCGTTCTGTGCGCGTTCTGCTGGGCAAATGAAAAAGTTTCCAAAAGCCGCTAGAAATCCTAATTCTAGGTTAAGGCAGGCAAGGAGAAGATGGAGGTGTTAGTTGGCGTACTTGCAAAGCAACGTACCGTATTTCAAATGCTGGGTAAGGAAAGAATATACCCATAATCACGAGAAGTATCATGGCGAGTTTATTCACGCTATGGCGATTGCAGTAACGACGATGCCAACTAGGTGTTTGAGTTTTCAGGTAATTTTTACTGGAGCTGAAACATACGATGAAGAAGACGAACCCAATGTGCATGGAGGTGCAATGTGGGCAAGGATGCCGATTACAGCGTTGGTAGGAGACACCCCTCTGGAGGAGTGGCCCGAACCTATGCCTGTATGGGCAGCACAGCCTTGGGATTGCAGTTCGAGGGATCACGCAGTGTACGTGCTTGATAGAGCTACACCATGCCCTTGGCTGGCAAAGATAGATGGGGAGATGTACCCCGCGAAGTATATGTTCACGGTGGACTATACGAACAACGAGATTGCTGATGACCCTGCACAACATAAGCAGAGTCATGTGATGGAGTTACTAGATGCCGGTGATTGGACGGGTAATATTGTAGCTCTACCAAATAATAGGGTGCGGGTTACACATCCCGCTTGGTTTGAAACGGGGGAAGGCGCACCAGATTTTCGTCCTTCTCAACACATTCACTACAGCAAGTCCGATCTGGACTATACGCTCGACGTGAATCAGGTGTTTGATAATCTGTACGCAGACAAGGAGTAAAACATGGCAGCACCATTACTAGCAGCAGCCCCTGCCGTAGCTAAATTCATAGCAGCAAACGGCACTAGAGCCGCTATCCGTAAGTTCGGGCAACAAGCTGTTACTAGAGCAAAAAACCAAATGGCTAAAGCGTCTTCCAAGATAGATGATGCCCTAACGCCGTCTAAATTAAAGAAGTCTCAGGCTACAGCTAGAAGCAGACTTACTGAAAAACAACAAAAACGAACTAAGGCAAGAGAAACCGCAGAAGCTAGGGAAAACCCTACAAACCCTGCCACAAGATTAGCTCAAAGAGAGAGCGCCAAAGCAGAGAGAGCGGCGGCTGAAAAAGCCACAAAAAGGCAGGCAAGCCGACAAAAAACAGCAAGAAAGAAAGCTGTGACTCAGAGAAAAAGAGCTATCGCAAAAGGTGCGGGAGCAGCGGGAGCAGCGGGAGCTGTAGGGGCCGGTGCCGCAGCCCGTAGTAAAGCCGCTAAAACCAGAAGTGAAAACGAAATGAGGGCCGCTTCAAAGGAACGTAGAAGCCGTACACCTAGCAGAACGGCTGTAGGTTCAGGGGCTAGAACTCCTAGTAGAGCCACTAGCACTATCGCCAAGGCTAGAGAAATGGGTAGGCAAGCAGCGGCTACTCCAAAACCAAAACGTCCCATGAAGCCGCAAACACCTCCTAAGACTAAGATTGATATGCCACCCGCTGACAGTAGAGGTAAAGTGACTGGGAAAGGTGGACGTAATGTTGGTCAAGGTGCATTCACACGCGCTAACGTAACTAAAGAGCAGCTAAAAAGTTCAGGTATGACTTTACGCCAGTACCTAAATTTTATGGATCGTGAAGGTAAGCGTCCACCTAAGAAAGCTATGGGCGGTGGCATGATGAAATCCAAGATGGGCACTAAAGGTGGTGCTATGGGTGGCAGAAAGAGAATGCCTCCCGGTTACGGTAGTGGCGGCATGGCTAAAAAAGGGCCGAAAGGTTACGCCAAAGGGGGCGCTATGACCACCAAAATGAAGCCGAAAGGGTTCAAAAAAGGCGGTAAGTTCCCAGATCTTACGGGTGACGGCAAGGTAACTAAGAAAGATATTCTTAAAGGTCGCGGCGTGCCGGGGTTCAAGAAAGGCGGAAAGCCCCCTAAAGGTTACAAAAGGGGTGGCAAAGTAAGAGGCGCTGGCATAGCTCGTAAAGGTGTACGCCCAGCTAAGATGTTTTAGGGGTCAGGCATGGCTGAAGAAATTACAGAAGCTGAGTATAGGAAAAGATTCAGTAAGGAACTTCGTAGGCTTGGTAAAACTTTGCCTCCAGAGGAACAAGAAGAAATACGTAACGTAAGTCTTCCTAAACAACTTTTTGTTAATGCTCCTAAAGATGTCATAGGCACAGAAATTAAAAGAAAGGGCGTTCTCGGCACCATAGCTAGCTTGGGGAGCAGAGAAGGAGATCTATCTCCAGAAGAGAGCGCTAGAGAGATATTTGAGGCAGGCAAAAAGAGAAGAGTTAGAGAAAAAAGAGAAAAAGCTGCTCGGAAGAAGAAACGGCAACGTATAAAAGAGAATCCTAGCTTATATAAGGGCTACAAAAAGGGTGGCAAAGTAAGAGGCGCTGGCATAGCTCGTAAGGGTGTACGCCCAGCTAAGATGTTTTAGGAGAACATTATGA